CATGTCTATTACGAGTTAGCAGACCAGTTTACGTTTGATGTACCTGGTGCTAAGTTTATGCCTCAGTATCGTAACAAATACTGGGACGGAAAAATACGTTTATTCAATACCCAGACTGGTGAGATATATGTCGGGTTATTGGATAAACTCACAAAGTTTTGTGATGACCATGAATATACCTATGAATTTGTAAACAACAAATTCTATGGTCTTCCATTTGAGGTCAATGACTTCATCTCAAAGGAAGGTGTGAAGGATTATATGAACTCTATTTGTAAGTACTCCCCCCGCGAATATCAAGTAGAGGGAGTATACGACGCCCTAAGACATAATAGAAAGCTATTGATATCTCCAACTGCTTCAGGAAAGTCTTTGATGATATACTGTCTTGTGAGATACTACGTTGAGAAAGGACAAAATATTCTGATAGTCGTTCCAACGACTTCCCTTGTAGAACAGATGTATAAAGACTTTGAAGACTATGGGTGGGACGTAGGTTCATATTGCCACAAGATATATGCGGGAAGAGAAAGAGAGACTGACTCACAGGTGATTATCACCACCTGGCAGTCCATCTACAAACTTCCCCGCAAATACTTCTCAAGATTTAATGTGGTTGTTGGAGATGAGGCACACCAGTTCAAGTCTAAGTCTCTAATATCTATAATGTCAAAACTCTCAGATGCAAAATACAGATTTGGTTTTACAGGCACTCTTGATGGAACTCAAACTCATAAGTGGGTATTGGAGGGCTTATTCGGTCCCTCCTACAAAATCATCAGGACCGAAGAGTTGATGAAGAAGGGGCACGTTGCTAAGTTAGATATCAATGTGCTTCTATTGAAACACCCTGCACATAAGTTTGAAAACTTTGAGGAAGAAGTTCAGTACATTATCAATCATGAACGACGCAACAAGTTTATACGTAACCTTGCCCTTGATCTTAAAGGCAATACGCTCATATTATTCTCCCGTGTTGAAGGGCACGGACAACCCCTTTATGATTTAATAAATAACTCTAAGGCAGATGAACGTCACGTCTTCTTTGTTCATGGTGGAGTGGCGACAGAAGATAGGGAGAAGGTAAGGGAAATTACGGAGAGAGAAAATAACGCTATTATTGTTGCTTCTTACGGAACGTTCTCTACCGGTATTAACATTAAAAACCTCCATAATGTTATTTTTGCTTCTCCTTCAAAATCCAGAATCAGAAATCTCCAAAGCATTGGAAGAGTCCTCAGAAAAGGCAATAATAAAACAAAAGCAACTCTTTATGATATTGCTGACGACATTTCCTATAAGTCTAGGAGAAATTATACCCTTAATCATTTAATTGAAAGAATTAAAGTTTATAACGAAGAAAACTTCAATTACGATATTGTAAACATTCCGCTTAAAAACTAATGGGAGATGAATTCTATAGCGTTATCAAATTAACTACTGGGGAAGAAATCTTTGCTCTCGTCTCTATTGATGAGAATGACGGAGATCCTTTATTGGTAATGCAAAATCCAGTTACTATGAAGATGTCTAGGTCATCCCGTGGTATGACCCTTAGAGTAAAACCATGGATGGAAATACCTGATGATGAGTTCTTTATTGTAAGACTTGATAAGATTATTACTATGACTGAAGTCAAAGATGAATCAATGATTGAGTTTTACAATAGTTATCTTGAAGAAGATTCTACCGATGATCTCAGTTATCCATCTAGTCATAAGACTAAACTAACTAATAAGATGGGATATGTAACAACAGTAGAAGAAGCAAGAGCGATGCTAGAGAATCTTTATAAACTTAAAGATAATAAGTAAAGCTAGAGCTCACTCTTCAACCCGGACAAAGGTAGTCTACACACGATTTACTGTGTTGTCAAGCCCTTAAAGTATGGTATAATATACATAATAAAATATTATTGAATACAACAATGTTATGTCCAGAAAGAAATCAGAGCATTACGTCAACAACAAAGAGCTTCTAGAAGCACTGATTGTTTATCGTTATAAGGTAGAAAAAAGTTTCTTAGAGATCAACGGTAGAGAACCCACTAGGGAAGACCGAGCAAAACATTGGGAAGGTAAACCTACCATTCCAAACTACCTTGGTGAATGCTTTTTGAAGATCGCAACTCACTTGTCATACAAACCTAACTTTGTGAATTACATGTTTAGGGATGACATGATTTCTGATGGCATTGAAAACTGTGTTCAATACATTCATAACTTCGACCCAGAGAAGTCCAAAAACCCATTTGCTTACTTTACTCAAATCATTCACTATGCCTTCCTGAGACGCATCCAGAAGGAAAAGAAGCAACTGGAAATCAAGACCAAAATTATTGAAAAGACTGGTTACGATGAAGTTATGATGGTTGACGATAGCTTGCTTTCTGGGCATAGTTCGGACTATAATTCGATTAAAGACGCAATCACTTACAAAAATAGGTAGTATGCTTGTCGGGATAATTTCTGATACCCATTATGGGTGTCGTAAAAATTCAAAATTCCTTCACGACCATTTTGAGAGGTTTTATAAAAACATTTTCTTCCCAACGCTAGATGAAAAAAATATAAAGACTGTATTTCATCTTGGTGATTGTTTTGATAGTCGGAGAAGTATTGATTTTGCTGCTTTGGAGTGGTCTAAAAGAGTAGTCTTTGACGAGTTCAAAAAAAGAGGAATACATCTTCATTTGCTTGTGGGAAACCACGACGCATACTATAAGAACACTAATGAAATCAATTCTGTAGAGCAATTACTACAGGAATATGATAATATTACTACATATTCAAAAGCAACCGAAGTTACTGTCGGTGGATTAAATATTTTACTTTGTCCCTGGATTAATAATGAAAATCTTCAAGATACTATCTCATCTGTTAAAGCTTCACGTAGCGTATGTTCGATGGGGCACTTTGAATTTAACGGATTCAGAGCTCATCGCGGGCACGTCATGGAAGACGGTATGGACTGCGAACTATTTGAGAAGTTCTCCCATGTCTTCTCGGGACACTATCACACTCGATCGGATGATGGAAAAATCTTCTACCTAGGTAACCCCTATGAGATGTTTTGGAATGATGTGAATGACCCTCGTGGTTTTCACATCTTCGATACCGAAACTCTAGAACATACTCCAATCAATAATCCATACCGTATCTTCTTCAATATCTATTATGAAGATACTAATTACAAACTTTTTGATGCTCGTGAGTATCAAGGTAAGATTGTAAAAGTCATCGTCAAGAAGAAGAGTAAACCAAAAGACTTTGAGAAGTTTATTGATAAACTCTACTCTGCTGGTATTCAAGAACTCAAGATCGTTGAGAACTTTGAGATACAAGCAGGTGAAGACTTTGAAGTTGAGGAGAGTGAAAACACTATTTCTATCTTGAATAGATATATTGATGAAGCAGAAATGGAATGTGATAAATCTATCGTCAAAGGCATTCTGCAGAAGATATATTCACAAGCGTGCGAGGTTGAGTAGTGTTTCTTCTTACTCTTAAAGACAGAAAAGATGACGGTGCTTATGCCGTCCAGAATAAAATGGGCGAAAAGGTCTTGGTGCTTTTTGAGGAAGAAGATGATGCTGACCGATACGCTATGATGCTTGCGGAGGAAGAAGATGATGTTGAGATGGATGTTGTAGAAGTTGATGGAGCACTTGCTATTAGAACCTGTAAGATGTATAATTATCGTTATGCTATTGTAAGTCCAAACGACATCGTTATTCCCCCGAAATTGAATGATAACCTTTCAAAAGATTAGATGGAAAAACTTTTTAAGCACCGGCAACCAATTTACAGAGGTTGACCTAAATCAGAGCAGGACTAACCTTGTCGTTGGTACAAATGGTGCAGGTAAGTCAACAATATTAGATGCACTTACCTTTGCATTGTTCAATAAACCATATCGTAAGATCAATAAACCACAGTTGGTAAACACTACCAACGAGCGTGAATGTGTGGTTGAGATTGAGTTTAGTATCAATACTCGTCAGTACCTTGTGCGTCGTGGTATCAAACCTTCTGTGTTTGATATTGTAGTCAATGGTACTCCGCTACATCGTGAAGCAGATGACCGTGCGATGCAGCGTATTCTGGAAGAGAATATTCTCAAGCTAAACTACAAATCTTTCACCCAAATCGTTATCTTGGGTAGCAGCACTTTTGTGCCGTTTATGCAATTGACTTCTGCCAATCGTAGAGAAGTTATTGAGGATTTGCTGGATATTCGCATCTTCTCTGCAATGAATAATATTCTTAAAGAGTATATTAAAGAGAAGAAGTCTCAAGTAAAATCTCTTGACCTTAAGAAAGAAACACTTAAGGACAAAATGAAGATGCAACAAGAGTTTATTGATGAGTTGGAGAATAGGGGAAACGCCAATATCAATGCCAATAAAGAAAAAATTACCAACTTATTCAAAGAAGTTGGCATTTACATGGAAGAGAATGATAAGACCAACGAGCAGGTAGAGAAACTTACTGAGCAACAGCAAGGTCTCACTGACGCTGCTAAAAAGTTAGTAAAGCTTAACAATCTCAAAGGTAAAATCTCCCAAAAAGTATCTGCTATTACGAAAGAACATAAGTTCTTTAGTGAAAATACGGTTTGTCCCACCTGCACTCAGAGTATTGAGGAAGAGTTTCGGTTAAATAGAATTACAGACGCTCAAAATAAAGCAAAGGAACTCAAGAAGGGTTATGAAGACCTGGAAGAGACTATAAAATTAGAACAAGAGAGAGAGCGTCAATTCACCGCACTTTCCCAGGAGATCACAAACTTAACGCATGGCATTTCTCAAAACAATACTCGGATTAGCCTCAACCAGAGACAAATCAGAGATCTTGAGCATGAAATTCAAACTATTACCGAGAACCTTGCAAACCGAAATTCTGAACATGAGAAATTAGAAGAATTTAGAGAAAATCTCCAAAAGACAATAGAAGACCTTTCAGACAAAAAACAAGAAATCGTATATCACGATTTTGCCTATTCCTTACTTAAGGACGATGGTGTAAAAACGAAGATAATCAAGAAGTATCTTCCGTTCATAAATCAGCAGGTCAATCGTTACCTTCAGATGATGGATTTTTATATTAACTTCCATCTTGACGAAGAGTTTAACGAAACAGTCAAGTCACCCATTCACGAAGACTTTTCATATTCTTCTTTTAGTGAAGGAGAAAAGGCACGTATAGACCTTGCATTACTTTTTACATGGCGTGAAGTGGCAAGAATGAAAAATTCTGCAAATTGCAATATTCTTATATTTGATGAAGTTTTTGATGGTTCTCTTGATGGTTTTGGTGCTGATGAGTTTCTGAAGATTATTCGTTATGTTGTTAAAGACACAAATATTTTTGTAATTTCTCATAAATCTGATCTTCAAGATAAGTTTGATTCTACTATTAAATTTGAGAAGAAGAGTGGATTTTCTTATAAAACTGAACTTTAATATTTTATAAATAATTATAGTTCAGTTCTCATTTAGTTCAGTGTATAGTCTTTATTGTATTGAAAATAAAATTACGGGGCAAAAATATATTGGTATAACTTCTCTTAAACCAGAAGAGCGTTGGAAAAAACATCAATATGCTTATAAAACTGAAAAGAAAAAAAATGATTGCCCCAAATTTTATAACTCTATTAGAAAATATGGAATTGAAAATTTTGAATTATTTGTTTTAAAGCAGAGTGAAGATGCTTCTTATATTGAAAGTTTAGAAGTAAAGTATATTGCTGAAAATAAAGATCTTTTGAATGTATCTCCTGGTGGTGGGGGAATGACTATAAATTCTGGTTGGAAACACTCTCCAGAAACAATAAAAAAATTAAAAGAAAAAACACCACCAATGTTAGGTAAAAAACACTCTCCGGAAACTATTGAGAAAATGAAAGGTGATCCCAGAAGAAAAAACTCTGGAGAAAGAAATGGAATGTATGGAAAAACTCAAAGTGATGAGTTTAAAAAAAATATGAGTTTGAAAATGAGTGAAAACAACCCTATGAAAGGTAAATCTCATTCGCCTGAAGCAAAAGAAAAAATGAGGCAAGCAGCACTTAAGAGATGGTCCAATAAATAAAGTGTCACAAGGTTTGAAAAAGTAAAAGGTTTTTCCCGTAAGATGTCCTCAACATCAACAGACTAATGCAAGTCCCTAACCGCTACCACCATTCCAAGAAAGAACAGAAGCGGAAACTGAAACCGCAAGCACTCCGACAAGCAAAGGCACGCCGCCAAGCACTCAAGAAGCGTCTCCAACACGGGGACGCTTCTTTTTTATAAATACCTAAAAAGTGTTTGTGTAGATGGACAATTTCGACAGGGTTTATTCATATCTTATTGAGGAAGAGGGACTTTCCCCAGAAGATGCTACTCGTGCCATGGTTATCATGGTTGAGCAAGGTTTTGATCCAACTCAAGTATTCCTTGGTGGTCTTGCTAAAATGCTTGGATTCCTTCCTCAAAAGAAACCTGCTGGAGAACGAGTAACCACTCCTAGGCAGAAGGTTAAGAAACCTGAAATGGCAAAACCTATTCGTGATCCTTGGAATCAGTTTCCAAAGAAACCACAACCACAACAAGGACTTCCTAAACCTCCATCTAGCAGACTTCCAACTAGAGCACTTCCACCAGCAAGACCTATTCCTACTCCTAACCAAACAACTCAAGGTATGTTAGGGTCTAGAAGTGTTCCTACCTCTAGGCAACTTGGTCAGGCACCAGTACCACAGTTTGGACCAGATAAAGCAAGACCAAAGATTGGTCCAGCGACACCACCAACTGCTTATGAGAAGATTAGACCACCCGCTGATGCTGGTATTAGAGCAAGAGTTAGACTGAATACTCCTAGACCTTCAGCTCCAACCGCCCGTGGTGGTGGCAGTCTAATTTCTGCGGTCGTTTCTGCTCTAACAGACCTTCAAGGATCAACACCTCAGTCTGGACCTGCTGCAGAACGTGCAAGGGCAAATAGAGAGACTGCTATTCAGGCAAAGTGGGGTCAGGCAATGAACCAGACACCATCTCGTTTTGGTAAGGCTGGTCCAGATGTTCCTGCAACACCAGCAGCAAAACCAGCACCAAAACCAGCAGCACCAGTAGCAGCAAAACCCAAACCAGCACCTGTTGAGAGAACAAAGGCAAAACTTCAACCTGAAGTAAAGAAACCTGCACCAGCAAAACCAGTTGACCCAAGACTTCAAAAGTATCGTGACCTAATCAAAAAAGGAAGGCATGGTGAGGCAAGAGATCTTGGTAGACAAATACATGCTGATAGGTATGGTATTCCAACGACTCCAACACGCAAAACTGCATAGTTAATAAATAACTAAAAAAGTATTTGTAAAATGGATTCGAAGGAACTGCGTCTCATCAAAGAGGCATATGCTGGTATCCAAGAAGGATACGGTAAAAAGGAGGAGAAAGAAGAAGGTTGTGTGCCCAAGTCTGAGAAGGGTGAGCATAATTGTGCCAAGAAAGTCTGCCATGAGCAGTTTGGTGAAGGGCAGTGCATCTTCGGTGAGCACGCTGAGCCAGACGAAAATGGTTTTGTAAGTCACTACGACGTTTTATTCGGACACGGTGTTGAGAAAAACGTCCCTGTAAGTGAGATGGAAGTTCTCTTCAGTGAGTCTCATGGTGGTCATGGTAAGAAGAAGACCATGATGGCACATTATGAGGCAGAAGGTGAGCAACTCGATGAGGCTGGTGGTCCAGCACTTCCTGGTGAACCAGGTAGATCTGGTACTCCTAAGGCTCCTGGTGGTCGCCCACATCTTCCTGGAGAGAAGCAAACTCCTGCTCCAAAGAAGAAAATGTCACTCCAGTTAGCAGGTGCTGATCTCTTTGATATCGTCAAGGGTCATCTGATGAGCGAAGGTTATGCCGACACTGAAGAAGCAGCACTCGCTATCATGGCGAATATGAGTGAAGAGTGGAGACAGAGTATCGTTGAAAATAGAGGAATGGCTTATAGTGGAGGAAAACCTGGAGCTTCTGGTGATGGAAGTAGACCAAGAGGTATTACGGGTGGAAAAACTTATAAAATTCCAGGATTTGATGATGAAAAATCTAAAAACTCAGGTCCAGACGGAAAACCCCTTAAAGGTGTTTGAGGACACTTTTCAAACTGTCCACTGGGAGGTCTTCGGACCTCCTTTTTTTGTATAATAGGTCCATACGCAACAGACCGATGACCGTCCGCCACGAAATCAAGTCCCAACTCGCCAAACTGCTTGCTACTGAGGATCTTGTGGTTGAGCACAAGAAAGTTGAGACTGCTTGCTTCAATGTCCACACCCGTGTGTTGACTCTTCCTATGTGGGAGAAGGCAAGCAACACCGTCTATGACCTTCTGGTTGGTCATGAGGTTGGTCATGCTCTCTACACTCCAGATGAGAACTGGTTGGAGACACACAAGATTCCTCCCCAGTTTGTGAATGTGGTTGAAGACGCTCGCATTGAGAAACTGATGAAGCGTCGGTATGCTGGTCTCTCCAAGACTTTCTACAGGGGTTATGAAGAACTTTGTGAGGAAGACTTCTTCCAAATTGCTGACGACGACCTTACCACTTACAACCTTGCTGATAAGGTCAACCTGTATTACAAACTTGGTAACTTTGTAAACATCCCTTTTGAGGATGATGAGATGGATATCGTCTCTATGGTTGGAGAGACTGAAACCTTCTCTGATGTTCTTATTGCTGCAGAAGCACTCTATAACTTCTGCAAGGCAAAGCAGCAGGAAGAAACCAAGACTCCTATGGATGATCTTGAGTCTCAGCAAGGTGGTGCTACCGAACCTGCTTCAGACTTCTCCGATCAGCAAGAAGAAGGTGAAAGTGAGGGTGAAGGTGAAGGTGAAACCCAAGCAGAGGAGCAACAACAAACTACTTCCTCTGGTGGTCAAACCAATGAAGAACCTGAAGTCAAGACTATGGAGTCTCTTGAGGAAGCACTCAAGCAACTAGTTGAGAATGGTGGTCCTGAGAATGTCTATCTTGAGTTGCCTAAACTTGACCTGAATAAAATTATTGTCCCCAACTCTGAAATCCATGATAAGTGTAAAGAATACTGGGGTTCTTGGATTGAAGAACAAGAATACTCCACCGAAGAAATCTTTGGTGAAGTAGATAAGAAGTTTGTAGAATTCAAACGCTCTGCACAGAAGGAAGTCAACTATCTGGTGAAAGAGTTTGAGTGCCGTAAGGCAGCAGACTCCTATGCCCGTGCTACTACTGCTCGCACTGGTGTTCTTGACTGTACCAAACTTCACACCTACAAATATAACGAAGACCTCTTCAAGAAGGTCACCACCCTTGCCGATGGCAAGAATCATGGTCTGGTGTTTATCCTTGACTGGTCTGGGTCTATGGGCGACGTGATGCTGGATACTGTCAAGCAACTCTTCAACCTTGTTTGGTTTTGTAAAAAGGTTGCTATTCCCTTTGAGGTTTATGCATTCACTAGCGACTATCCTCTGGTTTCTTACACTAAAGATGGTAAAGCAAATCTCCGTGAGTTGGCTTATACCAAGAAAGATGGTCTGGTGCAAGTTGGAGAATGGTTTTCTCTGATGAATATGCTTACCAGTAAAACGAATAGTAAGACACTGGAGGAGCAGATGAAGAATCTCTTCCGTCTTGCTAATGCTTTCCGTTGGAATTCTTTCGTCCGTTATAACATTCCTTATGGTCTGAGTCTTTCTGGCACTCCTCTGAATGAGACCCTGATTGCTCTCCATCAGATTCTTCCTAAGTTTCAGAAGGAAAACAAACTGCAGAAAGTCCAGTGTGTTGTACTGACTGATGGTGAGGCAGCAATGTGCAAGTATCATCGTGAAATTCAACGTCACTTTGAGAAGGAACCTTTCATGGGAACTTCTAATATCTACCCCAACTCTTATCTACGTGATCGTAAGACTGGTATGACCTACTCTCTGGATTGTGAGTGGTATGAGTTTACCGATATTCTGCTTCGTAATCTCCGCGATAACTTCAAGGATATCAACTTCATTGGTATCCGAGTCCTTGAGTCTCGTGATGCTGGTTCTTTTATCCGTCGTTATTGTGGATACCTGAGTGCAGAGACTGATAAGACCATGGCTATCTGGAAGAAGCAGCGTGCCTTTTCTCTCAAGAATTCTGGATACCACACTTACTTTGGTCTCTCTGCCAATGCTCTCGCTCAGGATGCTGACTTTGAGGTTGCTGAGGACGCTACCAAGACTCAGATCAAATCTGCCTTTGCTAAGAGTCTCAAGTCCAAAAAGATGAATAAGAAGATTCTTGGTGAGTTTGTAGAACTTGTTGCCTGATAAATAATTTTAAAGTAATTATTAGGAACAATGTCAAGATTTGGAGATTTACTTGCTGGAAAGTCTGCACCAGCACCTGCTGCTCCAGCAGCACCAGAACCCGCTGTAGCACCATCTGCTCCTGCTGAACCAGTTATTGAATCTGTTGCTGAAGAAGCACCTGCTCCAGAACCAGTAGAAGTAAAACCACCTGCCCCCTACAAATCTGCTAAAAAGTCACTTCGTAGAAAGTGATGTGCCGATTTTAAAACCGTCCACTGGGGGTCTTCGGACCCCCTTTTTAGTACTATAATAACTTCAGTTCAAACAAACCACTCAATGACCATCTCCGCTGACTACATCCGCACTTCTCTCCAAGCAGTGTATGGAGAGTCTGTGACTGCCGCCG